GCACGTGGCCGATGTGCCGGCCAGCGTATTCGAACACATCCAGATGTGCGAACGCACCGCCGAGCGACTCGCCGGGATTAACGACGTGGCGTCGGGGCAGGTCGCGCGGGAGAGTCGCACGCTCGGCGAAGTGCAGATGGCGACGGAACAGAGTTTTGTGCGGATGGATTTGGTCGTGAAGCGCTTTCAGGAGGCGCTGGAGGATATTTACCAGATTCGTCATGCGATTTGGAAGCGCTGTCTCGCCGAGAAACAGGACGGCATCGAGGCGCCGGAATCGCTGCTCGTGGGGATGGAAGGGCGGGGCGTCTCGATTGACGAAATGATGCCGGACAAGCGCGTCACGGCGCAGCTCCTCGAAGGGGCGTTCCGGTTCAAGCCGCACGGGAGCGTGGAAACCGCCGACCTCAGCAAGCAGCGGGGCGATTTCGTGTCGGCGATGCAGTTTTTGCCGGTGTTTTTGCAGGCGTTTCCGACGCTGGCTCAACAGTTTCGGAGTGTCGAAGCCGGGCGGGCGATGGGACGCGAATTTATCAGATTATTTAGAATTCCGAATCCGCAAGCGTTTTTGGGAAGTCCGGCGCAGGACCTTCAGCAAGCGCTTCAGGCGCCACCAGGAGCGCCTCTGGCGCCGCCAGGACTGCCGGGGGCGCCTTCTGGTCCGCCCGGTTTCACCGGACCGCCTGTCGGCCCACCTGGAGAGCTACCGATGCCGCCCGGAGGACCGCTCGCGCCACCTCCGGCGAGTCCGCCGCTACCCGTGCCCGGCCTGATGCCGGAGCGCCCGATGTGACGTCCTACCAGGTGTCTGGCACGCGCGTTCGGTTCGGGTGTCCCCGCCGACACAGCTCACGGAATAAACAGCCACAACTTCGGGTCGCGCCCCGTCGCACGTGGTCACCCCGTACCACGACGTGCTGCCCACAGACACAGCGGCATCGAATGTATGAATGCGGGGTCTTCCCCAGCACGGCGAGGACGGTCAGGCGTCCGTACTGCTGGCCAATCATCGGGGACGTTCGGTTATAACTCATGGAATGGCCACACTATACTTGAGAGATGACGACGACGTTCAGTGCCCCGTTTGCGGCCGGCGACGATATCAGCCTCGCGGTCTGGGCGAAAGCGATGGCGCAAGGCTGGATCGATTTTCCCGACCACGCGCAGGTGCTCGAAATCGGGTGCGCGGAAGCCGATTGGCAGACGCCGATGCTGGCGCTGCGGCCTGATTTGCAGATGACGGGCATTGATTGGCGAGATTGTCAACGGCCGGGGAATCTGATTCGCGGCGATGTGATGAACTGGCGGCTGTTCCCTGAACGAAGCTTTGACGCGATCGTCAGCATCAGCGCCATCGAGCATATCGGCTTAGGCGCCTATGCCGATCCGCAAGACCCGAGCGGGGATATCGTGGCGATGCAGAACGCGTGGATGTGGCTGAAGCCGAATGGTTGGCTGTATCTCGATGTGCCCTACTGTTCGCAGGGCTACGACGTGCTGAAAAATCATCGGCGCTACAACGAGTCGGCAGTGGCCGACCGGCTCTGTCAGGATTTTGTCGTGCAGCACCGCACGGTGGTCGAAGTCGAGCACCCCGACGGACCGTATCTGGCGCTGTTACTCTCGAAGTCATGACGACCGAGCTGCAAGATTTGGAGAATCTGCTGCTCCATCCGGGCTGGCACCGCGTCGTCGAACAAGGGCGCAAAGAAATCGAGGCGCGGCTCTCGACCGCCCTCGAGAACGCCGCGAATGAACGCGACGACCCGATGGCGCTGAATCTGATTCGGCAGTGTGTCGCGGTGAAGAAAGCGCTCGATGCGTTTATCGGCTGGCCGGCGGGGCGCGTGAAGGCGCTCGAATCGCAGGCGCAACTCCAATCCACGACCACACATTCGCTGTCGCGGCGAGGGACGCTGTGAATCTGCGACCGCTCAAAGACAGAATCTTGATTCGGCCGGAAGTGCCGAGCGACACGACCCCCTCCGGCTTGATTCTCGCGGAGCACCGGAAACCGGAGCAGACCGGCACCGTCATCGCCGTCGGGTTGACCGAGCATCCTCGACGGGACGAAGCGCTCGCCATGGCCGAGACGCTCTTAGACGGCTTGGAGCCTGTCGCCGCCTTGCTGCGTGAACTGGTCAATCATCAATCAGCGGTCGCGGTCGGTGATTATGTCGTCTTCAGTTGGACGGCGGGACAAGAAGTCTGGGTGGAAGATGGACAAGAGCGCTATTTGCTGATGCGGGAGTCCGATATTCTTGCCGTGGTCGAGGACGACGAATGATTCGCATCCGCCCGAGCCCCACCGCCGACACGCGCACCTGCGACTTTGCGTCGGTGACGAAGGAGACGCTACTCGCCAGTTCTCGGCAGCACATCGCGGATGTCGGCAGCGCCCTGATGTTCTTCGCGGAACTGCTCGGGCAGGCCGAGTCGCAGCACGACACGGACAAGATCACCGACATCGACAGTTTCCACGCCGATTTCCTGACCGGCTTCGCGACACACGGCTGGTGGGACCGACACCGGCGCCTGAACCGGCATCATCTGACCGAAGCCGATGGCGTGCCGGCCGACGTGAATCTGATCGACGTGCTCGACTACATCGCGGATTGCGTCCTGGCGGGCATGGCGCGGAGCGGCAGCGTGTCTCCGCTGAAGCTGTCGCCGGAGCTGCTGGAGCGAGCCTTTCAGAACACGGTGACGCTCCTCAAGAACGAAGTAGTCGTGGAGGAGGGATGATGGCTGAGCCTGAACTCGACCCTGATCAGCCTGCGCCGCCATCCGCCGCGCCGAGTGCTGCGCCTCCAACACCTGACACACCGCCTGTTGCCCCTCCACCCGACGAGGAGCATCCGGAGTCCGTCGATGTCGCCGGCAAGAAGTTCGTGCCCGTCGCGGTGCTGATTGGTGAGCGCAAACAGCGCCAAGCCTTTCAGGAAAAAGCCGCGCGGGTCGACGAACTGGAGCAATTCGCGAGGGAAGCCAAGCCCTACGTCGAGTTCCTCAAAGCCAATCCGGACCTCCTGAAGCCGAAGGAGTCGGCGCCCCCTGCTAGCGCCACGCCGCCAGCCGATCCGCAAGCCGAGCTCCTCGCGAAAACGCTCGACCTCTACACGGCCGACGGGAAGCCGGACATTTCACGCGCGAATACGATGCGCACACTGATCGCGCAGACGGCGCAACAGATTGCGCAACAGACCGTCGCGCCGTATCAAGAGCGCAGCGCGCAAGAGCAGTCAGCCCGGAACTTTCACGTCGCGTTAAGCGTGAAAGATGCGAGCGGGCGCTCGCCGAGCCCGCAAGCCTTAGCGCAAATCTGGCGCACGATTCCCGCGGCGCAAACGGCTGATCCGAACGTCGCCTCAATTCTCGCGCTCACGGCGCTCGGACTCGATAGCGTGAACAGCAAAGCCCCGCCGTCTGCGCCGGAGCATGCGCCGATTGTCACGGAGGGGATTGCCGGCACGCATCGGCGGCCGTCGCTGTCGGCGCTCGAAAAGACGATTGCCGCGAATCGCGGCATCTCCGAAGAGAAATGGGCGGAGCACACGAAGGATTTCACGCGCGGCCGTCCGCAAACACTGGAGGATGATTGAAGCCGCTCATTCTCTATCACGCCGGCTGCTGGGACGGCTTCTGTGCGGCCTGGGTCGCGCGGATGGCATTCGGCGAGATCGAGGCAATCCCCGTGCAGTACGGCACCGAACCGCCGAACGTCAACGACAGGGAGGTCTACGTCCTCGATTTCAGTTGGTCGCGCGACCGGCTCCTGAATCTGAAGCACGACGCGAAAACGATCATCGTGCTGGATCACCATGCGACCGCCGCAGAGGATCTCGCGGGGCTCGACTGGTGCCGGTTTGATCTGACGAAATCAGGCGGTCGGCTTGCGTGGGAATATTTCGACTTCATCGGCGGCTGGCAGGGTCAAGTCTCGCCATGGCTCGTGGACTATACCGAAGACCGCGACCTCTGGCGGCACGCCTTACCCGACTCGCAGGCCGTGAATGCCGCGCTACGGAGCTATCCGCTGGACTTCGCGCTGTGGGATGACTTCAACGGACGGCATCCGTCAGAATTCGTCGTAGAGGGCAAGGCGATTCGTCGCCGTGAGCATCAAATCATCATGGATCATGTGCACAATGCGCGTGAGCGTGTCATGGACGGCCTCGAAGTGCTCGTGGTGAATGCAACCGTTCTTTTTTCGGAAATTGCTGGCAAACTGGCGGATGGGCGCCCGTTCGGTGCGTGTTACTTCGATCGTGGTGATGGTGTGCGCGTCTGGTCGCTCCGCTCAGATCCTGAAGGTGTGAACGTCTCGCTTATTGCCAAAGCACATAGCGGCGGTGGGCACCCCCATGCCGCTGGTTATCAAGAAGTGATTGGAGGATGACGAATGTCAGCCACGAGTCCGCGCGTTTCATTACGCGTCGAATCTATAGCGGACTTACGCGCTCGTTATCACGCCTCCATCACTGACTTATACGATCAATTGGAGGTGGCATCTGGCGAGCGCTATCCACCCAGCGCGCTTGAGCGGCATGTATTTGATACGCCTGATGGCTGGCGATTGATCGTCAGTCTGGAACGCACTCCTAACGGAATGGTCGGCATTCACCTGTCGGGATCGATACACAATGCCCGCTTAGTCATGCGTAGTCTCCGCGACTGGGAGGGTGATCAGGGCTTGCATAAGCTGATCGATGCTGTCATTGGCGCTTGGCAATCACTCGCTAATAGCGACAAAATGCCTACGTTCTTAGGTCTATCGGAAAAGGGTGTGCCGCACTTTTTTCTGAACCGTGGCGACGCCTAAAGGAGAATAACTAATGCCGCCAAAAGGTTGGAAACGCCCGCCTCGCATCGAAGTCACCGACCGCAGCCAACAGGCGCCGCTGGATGTCCTGTTGAGCGATCCGCGCTATGCCGCACGGCTCGCCAATCCATTCTCCGAGCCCTCTGCGCCGATTGCGCTCAAAGACGCCTCGCGCGAGTGCCGTTGGTTCAACGCGGCTGTGGCCACGGACCATATCTGGCGCTCGAAACGCAAAGGCTGGGACCAAGTGCGCCCGGGCGATGTCGCGGAACTTGACCAGATTGGCGGCTACAACAAATCGCCTGATGGCTACATCACGCGCGGGGAACGCGGCCAGGAAGTGCTGATGTCGATGCCGCGGGACGTGCGGTCGCAGATTCAAATGGCGAAAACGCGCGCGAATCTGGAGGCGGTTGGGCGGCCGAACGCGACCAAGCAAGCGATTGTGCAGGCCGCGAGCGAGCAGCTCGGGGACGAAGCCGCGAGTTATTTGCACGACCACATCGGGCCGGTTGGCACGGTCACGGACACGATTGAACGCGTGGAACGCCTGGAGCCCAGTGATTAACCTCGTCTTAGCCGATGGGACGTTTGACCCGCTGCACGCCGGGCATGTGCAGTATTTACTTCGCGCCAGAGACTACGGGTCGCGCTTGCTCGTGCGCGTCGCACCGAGTGAGGAGATTCTGGCGAAAGGGCGCAGCCCTTTTCAAACGCATGCTGAGCGCTTGTTTGTGGTGCAGCACCTCCGCTGCGTCGATGAAATCTGCGCGCATGAGACGCTCGCGAGCGCGATTCGCAGACGCCGACCGGCCTATTTGGTGAAAGGCGCCGATTGGAAAGACCGGCTCCCGTTTGACGTGCATGTCGCTTGTGAAGAGATGGGCACGATTATCAAGTTCACAAACACGGCGGCGAAGTCGAGCACAGAGCGGCTGGCGGGGATTGCATGACCGACGACGGAGGAGGTGATGTTCTTTGCACCCAACTGGTTGTCAATGCCAACAATGTTCAGCTCGAATGGTGACTCAGCGGTAGCTGGGGATCAGCATCCAGCAAAAACTCACTGAGACGAAGATGACCGACGCCGAAGCTCTCGCGGCGTTTGAACAGCTCTGTCAGTCGCAACGGCCCGCCTCGACGCCGTGGCAACCGGTCACGGACTACAGCTTCGAGGCGCGCAAAGTCATCGAAGGCCCGCACGCCGATCTGATTCTGAAGACGTTTTCTCCAGAGCGAATTCTCGATTATGGCTGTGGTCAGGGACATCTGTTGCGCTTGCTCGAAGAGCGCCTCCAACTCTACCAGCACACGTTTTACGGGTATGAACCGTCCATCGCCTTGCTCCGCGAGGCGCAGTCACATGTCGATGCCTTCGACCTCGTGCCTCCTGGGCAGTTTGACCTCGTGATCTGCCGGGAAGTGCTGGAGCATCTGACGGTGCGCGAGATTCGGCACACGGTCCAGATCCTGTGCGAGAAATCCTCGCGCTACGTGTACATCACGGCCAGATTCTCTGAATCACCAGCACATTTTTTAGATGTGCAGACGTCTGACGATCTCGATCCGTCGCACATCAGCATGGTCAATCAGTCGCTCCTGCGGGCGCTGTTCGTGATGGAAGGCTTCGTGCGAAAACCGCACTTGGAACAGCAACTCGATTGGAATCATCAGCAGCGGGTTTTGGTCTACGAGCGCGCATGAAAAAGAATGCGCCTGAACGCATCGTGCTGACCATCGGAATCAGTGCAGTCACTCTGCAGGACAAGAACGTGAAAGCGGCTGCAACGGCTCTCATCAACGCCCTCGGACGCGCAGAAAGATTTCACGAGCAGCCTCGCAAACCTGCGAAAATCCAGATCGCAAAGGCATGATCGACGCGGTGCTTTCCCAACATATAAATCCGCTCGTATGCGGCGTGGCGAAGTTTAATCACCTCCTCGCGACACGGCTGGCCGTGCCGTTGCTCTCGCTCTATGGAAGGACTGAGCATCCGCTCGTCTCGATTAAGTGCGAAGAATCGCCCTTCGCGCTCGATAGCCGCTACGGGTCTGAAGGCTACGACCTCTTTCTGCATGACGTGCCGCCGTCAAGCCCGCGGCGTTCACTACGGGAAGCCACGCGCGTCTTCGCCGCCAATTCCGTCATTGCCAACGCGGTGCGCGACGAGCGGCACGATGTCATCTCAGCCTTTTGCCCTTCGACGCTCGAGGGTGATGTCCACCGCGGCGCGTATCGGGTGCTGACGTTCGGTATGGGGCATAAACTCGTGATCTCGGAGTTTCGGCGTTTGAAAACGCAGCTTGACCAGCAGCATCCGGACTACACGATCTCGCTGTCGATGGCGATTCATGAGGGCACGTCCTGGGCGGAGACCTTCACCGAGAGTATTCGGGCGATGCGGGAAATTTTCGGCAGTCGGTTGCGCGTGCTCGGTTTTCTCGCGGACGATGCGCTCGCGAAAGAACTGCACGAGTGCGATGCCGTCGCGGCCTTTTTCCAGCCCGCCCTGCGTGAAAACAATACGTCCGCCTGGGCCGCGCTGGCCGCGGGCAAGACGCTCTACACGAATCTGGATGCGCACTCGCCCGCGCAGACGGTCGATGCGTATAGTTGGGACCGCTTACTGCCCCTGCTGCTATGAGAGCCCTGACGATTGGCGATCAGCGCCTCGCGGACGACGAGCCCTGTTACGTCGTCGCCGAGCTCGGCTCGAATCACGGCGGGCACCTCCCGACCGCGCTCCAGATGATCAAGATCGCGATTCAGTGCGGCGTCTCGGCGTGCAAGCTGCAAAAACGCGAGAATGCGACTCTTTACTCCCGGGCGTTGCTCGATCAGCTCTACGACCACGAGCATAGTTTCGGAAGCACCTACGGCGCGCATCGGCAGGTGTTGGAATTCGGCGAGCGCGAATATCAAGCCTGTCGCGGCGTTGCGAAAGCGCACGGAAAAGCGCTCTTCGCAACAGCATTCGACGAAGTGTCGGCAGATTTCCTGATGCGCATCGATGTGCCCGCGATCAAGATTGCGTCCGGCGGTCTAACCGATCGTGCCCTCTTGTACCACGTCGCGAGGCTTGGCAAGCCCATCATTCTGAGCACGGGCGGCGGGACGTTCGCGGATGTCAATCGGGCTGTTGACGTGCTTTCGGCGGGTCACTCGCCGTTTGCGCTCTTGCACTGCACGGCGGCCTATCCTGTGCTCGACTACACCGAACTGAATCTACGTGCGATTGTCACGATGCGCGAACGCTATCCAGACGTTGTGATTGGCTGGTCGGGGCACGTCAGCGGGATCGCGATGCCACTCGTGGCCTACGCCTTCGGGGCGCGTCTCGTGGAGATGCACTTCACATTAAATAGGGCGATGAAGGGCACGGACCATGCCTTTTCGCTGGAACCAGCAGGACTCAGAAAGCTGTGTCGAGACTTGGACCGCGCGTATCAAGCGACTGGCGATGGCGTCAAGCGCCTCTATGAGTCCGAGCGCAAACCGTTGAGTAAAATGCGGCGGGTCCAGACGCCGGACGGTCGGCGCATTACGGGAGCCCTCGACGATGGCCATCAATCTCTTCACACCGCGCGACCTCGGAGTGAGGCCTTGGGGGACTGAGCTGCTCGTCGCGGAAACCGCCGATTACATTGGGAAAGTGTTGTCGATGCGCGAAGGGACGAGTGGCCCGAAGCAGTCGCATCGGCGCAAAGACGAATCGTTTTACGTCTTCAAGGGCTCGGTGCGTCTGACGAGTCTGGATGACTATGAGCACGTCGTGGCGCACATTCTGACGCCGGGGATGGCCGTGCGAATTCCGCCGGGCACGGTGCATCAAGTCGAGGCGCTCGAAGATTCCGTGCTGTTCGAAACCAGTACCCCACATTTTGATGATCGGGTGCCGGCGGCCTAGATGGCGCCGCGTATTGAGATGGTCGCGCTTATCCCGGCTCGAGCCGGAAGTCGCAGAATTCCTCGCAAAAATGTCCGCCTGCTTGCTGGGCACCCGCTCATCAGCTATGCGATTCATGCCGCGCAGCAGAGCTGCCTGTTTCCCGCTCTCTGGGTCGTGACCGACGACCCGGAAACCGAGCAGATCGCTCTCGAAGCCGGCGCGCAGGTGATGCGGCGATCCCCTGCGACCGCGACGGATGACGCGCCCGATATGCTCTGGCTGCGCGACTGGATGCACGCGCACGGTAAGGAGTCGTCGACCTTTGCGATTCTCCGACCGACCGCGCCCTTTCGCACTGCGGCCACGATTCAACGCGCCTATGACCAGTTTGTGCGGCAGGAAGTGCACTCGATACGCGCGGTAGAACTTGCGAAACAACATCCGGGCAAGATGTGGCGGCTGGCGAACGGCTGTCTCGTACCAATTCTCGACGAGACGCACATGAGCGGTACGCCATGGCATTCCTCGCCGACGCAGACCTTGCCCGCGGTCTACGTGCAGAACGCGAGTCTCGAAATGGCGTGGAGTTACGTCGTGTCGAGCTTTGGCACGATCAGCGGGATGAAGATCGCACCGTTTTTCACCGAAGACTACGAGGGGGTGAACCTCGATGATGAAGCCGACTGGGCAGAAGCGGAGCGATTGATTGCAGCCGGGCTCGTGGCGCTCCCCGCTTTGGCCGTTCGTTAAACGCTATCTTCAGCACTCGACGCGGCCGATTCTCGCCGGGCCGTTTCGTGGAGAAGTCGGATTTGAAGTGCTGTATTGGATTCCGTTTCTGCGGCGGTTCCTCAAGCGCTACGGCATTGCGCCTGAGCGGCTGATTCCCGTCACGCGTGGCGGGGCCTCGCTCTGGTATGGCGGCTCGCCACAGCTCGACCTCTACGACCTGCGCACACCGCAGCTCGTACGCGTCGAGAATCGCATTCAGCACGCCACGCACCATCAGCTCAAGCAGATTGTCGTGACGGGCTTTGACCGGCAAGTGCTCCGAGACTTCGCGTTCCAGCACGGCTTCGGGCGATATCTGGTCCTCCACCCCGCCTGGATGTATGCGTGCCTGATGCCCTACTTCGCCGGGGCGATGAGTCTCGCCGCCCTCGAACAGCACTGCTTTTTCGAGACGATCCCGACGCCTATGTTGCCGGGCTCAGGTCTCTCGTCGAACTCGATGCAATTACCCGAAGAAATCAAGTTACCCATGCCGTTCGTGGCCGTGCGCTTCTACCTCCGGCACACGTTTCCGGGGCATCCGACGCTGGTGAATTTTGCGCAGGAGTCCATCAAGATGATGGCGCAGAGCACCGCGGTGGTGCTGTTGAACAGCGGGATTCACGCGGATGAGCACGTCGACATCCCGATGCCAGACCATCCGAATGTCTTCCGGATGACGGACTTGTGTCACGTGACGCCGCAGAATAATTTAGCCGTGCAGAGTGCGCTCATCGGCCGGGCGCTCGGGTTTGTCGGCACCTACGGCGGGCTGGCGCAGCTTGCGCTCCGGCTGGGAAAACCGAGCGTAAGCTACTACCATGAGTGGGGCGGCACCAGCATCGCGCACAAGCATTTAGCCGATGCGCTGGCGCTCAAGCACAACATTCCGTGCCTGGTGCTTAAGGTCGGAGAGTTGCCGGTGCTCCAAAGCGTCGTCCCAGCTCTGCAAGTCGCCATACCTTGACACCTTACTGCGCTCGGTTTACCGTGGAGTCGCTTTCTTCGCCCTGTCGGGCGTTTTGGGTCGGTGAGGCGAGACTAGCGCGTCCTCAGCGGCCGGCATGCGACACGCGCTAGATTCGCGGTCACCGGCCGCGTCATCTTCCGGTGTTGCGGGTGCGTCTCGGCTCTAGGTCACTGAGATTCGCACCGGCTCGCGGTCTGACCTCCCCTGTCATCGCTAGTGGTGTCTCACGTCTTCCCGGAGACGTGTGCGGGAGCGTGCATGACTGATTTCACCCTCTCTTCAGGGTCCATCTGCCGACCCTACAAAACCCCGTGGGGCGCCTTCTTCACCCAAGGCTATCAAGTCTCGACCGGCGTCTCGTCTGCCACGATCTGGATGGGCTCCGTCGTGACGCTCGATTTCACCGAAGCCGGCAACTCTTCGTTGAATATGTATGTCAAGCGCTCGACGGCCGACGGACATTTCTACGCCGTGGGCATTGCCGCCGAAACCCAACCCTCTGGCGGCTCCGGCTCGACTGCCGTGCTCGGGACACCCATCTCCGTCTGGGAAGCCTGTCCTTTCCAGGAATTCAAGGCGGTGACGAAAGCCGGCACCCTGCAATCCTCGCAGGTCGGGCTCACGAAGACGCTGCACTGGGACTCGACGCTCAACATTCAGTATGTCGACTTGTCAGCGTCCACGGCGAGTGATCACCGCGTCGTCGTGACGAAGCTGATCGATCAGCAAAACGATTCCGGCGGCTACGTCGCGTTCCGGTTCCTGACGAACAGCTACCGGCAAGGCTCCACGATTCTCTCGTCGACGCCCTACTTGGCGTTCTATCGCTAGGCGTAACCGACCTCAGCGCGCACAACGCCACGAGCAGAAAAGAAGGCGGGTTCCCGTGCCAAACCGGGGACGCTGGGCGCACAGACGCTGCGGTCATTTCTCGACTTACGAGGAGTGACATATGTCGCAAGTTAGAGGGACAAATCCTGACTTATACGATAACGTGGACAAGGCCTTTGGCGGCATCATGAAGGCGCAGCTTCGTGAGTTACCGAAGATCTATCCTGACGTCTACAACATCAAATCCTCAGACCGAAAGTTCGAGCGCGTCGTGAGTTACGTGCCGTTTGGCGACACGCAGCCGAAGCCCGAAGGCGAGCCCTTCGTGATGGACACCTTGCGGCAGGGCTACACGAAGGATTTCACGCACACCGAGAACGGGCTCGGGTTCGAAGTCACGCAGACCGCGCTCGAAGACGACGCGGAGAATCTCCTACAACGCGCAGGCGAGTGGCTCGCCTTCTCGGCGCGGTATGTCGAAGAAGGACGGGCCGCGAATCCGTTCAACAACGGCTTCACGACGGAGACGACGCCAGACGGTGGGACGCTGTTCAGCACGACGCACGCCTTGCGCGGCGGCGGCACGGCGAAGAATCGCCCCTCGACCGACTCCGACCTCTCCTCCACGTCGCTCACACAGGCGCTGATTGACCTGCAAACCGATCAGAAGGACGAAGCGGGACATTTGTCCGCACCGGTGGATTCGTGGATTCTCTACATTCCGCCGTCGCTGGAATTTCTCGCCGACCGGCTCTTGAACTCGGTCGGCCTACCTGGGTCCGCCGACAACGACCGCAACCCGATCAAGTCGCGCCGGCAGTGGACGATTCTGGTCAATCCTCGCTTGACAGACACGGACGCGTGGTTCCTCGTCGCCCAGTCCAAAGCGCGGCACGCGATCACGTTCTATCGCCGCACACCGATCAACATGGAACCGATGATGACGGATGCGCGCACCAACAACCGCATCTTCAAAGTCAGACATCGCTTCTCAGTCGGCGCGTGGGCTTGGATCGGGTCCTATGGAACTGCGGGAGCTTAACCAATAACCGTAGTTGACATCATGAACGCTTCCGACCAGAATACGGTCGGAGGCGAGCATGACCACAGAGCAGGCTGTCTATCTTGCGGCGGCGATTGACGGTGAAGGCTATCTAGGACTCGTTCCGATCGGGCGACATCGAGAGGGGCACCATGCTCCGGGCTTTTCGTTTCGGGTGTCGATCTCGAATACAGATCGCAGTTGGCTTGACACGTTGCAACAATGGGCTGGCGGCTATGTGGAACTTCGAAGCGCGGTAAAAGGGAATCGAAAACCATGTTACGTCTTGAGATTCAATGGGGCGACCGCGAAAGATCTGCTCATGCGCGTCATGCCCTATCTGATTCTCAAGAAACCACGCGCCGAATTAATCCTGCGATATTTCGAGTTGGCCGCTCAACGTCGCAGTCACAATTCGCCCGGCACGCCATCGAATCCGACCGTTGTGCAAGCAATTCTCGACATTCATGCACAACTCAAACTGCTGAATCAGCGTGGACTCGTGGCGAGCGCATACGCAGGGCCGCAACCGACAACGCGCATTTGTTCGATCGATGGCTGTGAAACGAAGCACTACAGCAACGGCTATTGTCGTCAGCACTATCGGCGCTATTGCGAGCATGGAGGTTTCAAGGTTTACGAGCGCACATGCGTCAACTGCGGGCGCCCGTTCGTCGCACGTCGCAAAGATACGGAGTGCTGCTCAAAGCCATGCACGGATCGGCATCAGTATGTGAAGAATCAGGAGGCGCGGAACGCGTACAAGCGCGCGTGGCGTGCGAAACGGAAAGCTACCGTCAACTAAGGAACGCCGCGTGTCCCGAGACGGCGGGATGTGGAGTCTCAGCCTAGGCGCGGCGTTCGACTGAGACAAGGAGTCTGCTATGGGTCTGACCCGCTTTAGTGGCCCCGCCTTCGGGGCCAAAGCGCTGTTATTCTGTTCGTCGCCGGGCACGCTCTCGACGGGCGCCTCGACGACGGTGTTCGCCAAAACCGTCGTGCCGCAAACCGAGGATTGGTTCATCACCGATATCGCGATGTATTGTTCGACCAACTCCTCGAATAGTCAGGTCAAACTCAAAAACAGCATCGCGGGCGTGAACACGACGTTTGGAGTCATCAACACCGGGGCGTCATCGATCGGGATCAATGTCGTGACGGCGGTCGGCTCGTCCGGTGGGAGCGTCGCGGCGGGTGTGTCCCCAGGCACCAGTTCTGGACCGATCGGGTTCTATATGCCATCGGGATCGTCCATGCGCTGTGTCAGCACGTGCGTGAATCCCATGGCTGGACTGCATCTCGAAGTGCACGGCTGGCGGCAGTGGATCAGCATTGGCGACCAGAACGTGCTGGGCGTCTACAACGTGTCCACGCGCAGCTTCGGCAACTGAGCGTGTGTGATGGGGAACATTGCCTCACGTTTCAAGTGGGTGTTCGGGACACAGGAAGCCTTTGGATCGGGAGCGACCGGAGCGCCTTCGCCGCTCGGTGCGAATAACATCCTCGGCTCAACGGGTGCCGGAATCGCATTCAATACGCACGGCTTCGGGGAGCAGTTCTCGTTCTATGTCGAAACGGATGCTGCGGCGACGTGCTCGTATCAGATTCGCACGGCGCGCACGTCGTCGGGGCCGTGGGCGGTCGTGTCGAGTGGAACGATGAGCACGAGCGCCACGAATATCATCCAGATATCTGGGCCGTTCGCGTGGCTCTCGCCGCGCATCAAAACCCTGAATAGCACAAACAATCAGGTCGTCGTGCGGATGACAGCGGTCGAATCATGAGACGCTGGCGACAAGGCGTAGCGGCAGCCCTTGTGCTGGCGCTGGCGGTCTTTGTTGCCGCACCCGGAGCGCAAGGCCAGTTTTGGGTCCTGGTGAATGGCGCACTGAACTATACGGGGACCGTGACGATCACCGGGCCCCTCTCGTTGTCCGGTTTCGGCAATGGTGTGAGTGCGTCGACGCTCTATCTGACCCAAGGCCCGATCACGGTCAACACGACACCGATCATCAACATTACGTCGACGTGGAACGAAGCCTCGACTATCTTCAGCGGCATCGTCGAAAACATTACGAACACGGCCTCCTCAGCACTCTCCAACCTCTTGGATTTGCAGAAGGCGGGAGTGAGTCAATTCAAAGTCACACGGGATGGCAGTGTCGTGATCCTCGGAAATTTTACCTTTCCTGGGTCCGGGGCGCTGATCGCTACGGGACGCATGGCGGGGCTCGCGCCGGGTGTGTCGCAATGGAATTTCTCCGATACGGCCACAACCATTGGCGTCGGCGTCGACTTCGCGACCGATAACGTGCTGAAGGTACGGACACGTGCGCAGACCGGCTATGCGACGGTCGATGCACTCGCCTATAACGCGGGCGGGGACATCATGTATTTGCAGACCGTGCCGACGATCACGAGCGGGTTTTCGACCTCGACACCGTCGATTGCGGGCAAGGCGAGCGTCTTCGCCGTCACGATTGCGGCGACGCCGGGTGTGACGGGCCTGGTCGCCTTCAACGGCACGTTCACCAATATCCCCAGCTGTTCCTGCACGAATACGATCACGGCGAACGCCATTCAGTGCGTTCCGACCACGACGACTGCGACGTTAAATGGCGCGTGGGTAGCCAACGACGTGGTCCGCTGTCTGGTTTTAGGGTACTGAGATGCGCACGTGGCTTGGTCTCGCCGTCCTCCTGCTCGGCCTCGAACAAGCGGCGAGCTACACGCCCGGCACCGCCCTGACCGTCGTCACGGCGCTCCCCGGCGGCTCCTGCACCAACGGCGACGCCGTGATCCTGACGTCGCAGTCCCCCGCCGCGCTCTATGTCTGCCTCAGCAACGTCTGGCAACAGGTGACGGGCGGCCTGGTGGGCGGCCCCACACCGACCAGCGCCAACACCATGGTCGAGAGCGGCGTGAAAGTCGTCACCGGGATGACCAACAACGTGGCGACGACAATTCTGACCGTGACGGTCCCCAACGCCGTCGAAGCTGCGATGATCAATGTCGAAGTCGTGAGTTCGATCGGGGCGGGCGGGGCGATCGGGGCGTTTGAATCGACGAAATCGGTCCAATTTCATTGTGCCGTGGCCCGCACCGCGGGCGTCAACTCCGTCCTGGCGTGCGCGTCGGTGACGCAAAGTAGTGCCGCGATCGTGGCCGGGGGCGCCAATCAGACCATTACGCAAAGCTTCACCACGGCGTCGGGCGCGGTCGGGGCCGTCAACACCCACACGATCACTTTTCTGATCAATCGCCTCTCGGGCTCGGCCGACAACCATCAAGCTGTCGTGTATTACCGCGTGCTCAATAGCCAAGCCAACGGCGTGACGGTGTCGTGAGTGAGAATGAGATGTCATCTGAAGTCGTCACGCACGGCCGTGGAATCGTGAGGCGTTGGCGGCGCGGTGTCGCGGTCGTGCTCCTGCTGGCGCTGGTCGTGTTTGCTGCTGCGCCTGGGGCGCAAGGCCAGTTCTGGGTGCTCGTCAATGGGGCGTTGAACTATACCGGCCCCGTGACGGTGAACGGCGTCACCACGAACAACGTCAACGCCATTGCCGCGACTTCGACCGACGGGATTACGCTCGCCAATAACACCGATGCGACGGCTGGTATTCCGGTACAGCAATCGCCGCGACTGCGTTTTCGCAGCAACGTGTGGAACACGACTGCTGTTGCTGCCACGAATACGCAAGACTGGGTCATCGAAAGCATTCCGATCAGTCAGGCCGTGCCGAACGGTAATCTATACTTTAGAACATCGTTGAATGGCGCTGCGCTGGTTAACCCAATGTACATTGATACGTTGGGTAATTTTGTGGCGGCTACGTCGATCAATGCTGGGACAAACGTCAACGTGGCGGCTGGAAGCTATTTGACTTGGACGTCGCGGAATCGCATCTATGCGCCAGCAGACGGGCAGATCAACCTGACTGACTTCGCCACCACGCATGGGTTTGGTTTTGATGTTGCGACGGATGGCGTCGCCAAAATTCGCACGCGGGCCCAGACTGGCTATGCGACTGTCGATGCCCTTCAGTTGAATTTGAATGGCGTGCCGGTCTTGACTTCGACGGCACCGACCATTAGCGGCTTTGCTGGCAGTGGTCCGGCCGCCAGTGTCACCGCCGGCTCGACGACGGCCGCCTTTCGCATCGGCGTCGGCGGCACGGCCCCCGGCACCACGGGCACGATCAATCTTCCGACCGCGACAACTGGCTGGAATTGCTGGGTGGTCGATCAGACCACGCCACTCGACATCACGCGGCAAACGTCGTCGACGACCAGCTCCGTTACCATCACCTCGACCATCGCATGGACCGCGGCGGATATTCTCATCGGTGGCTGCACCGCATTCTGATGCGACGCTTCTGGAGTGCATCGGACGTGATTACCTGGATCTGCATCAGTAGCCGCTGATCGTACTTATGACGTGGCTCCTCTTTCTCGTGGCGTTACTGGCGAGCGATGTGCGACCGCTCAGCCTCGCGCAAGTGTGCGGGACGGCGTGGGCGCACGATCCACGGCATGTCTCGCTCACGACGAAGAAAGCCGTCTTTAAGCGTGCGGGCATCTGCTGGTGCGACCGCGCGAAATACATCGTGGACCATCGCGTGCCTCGAGAGCTCGGCGGCGCCGATACGCTCGATAATCTCTGGATTCAAACACCACCGGTCGCGCACCGAAAAGACGTGGAAGAAAATCGCCTGCGTCGTGCGGTCTGCCGCGGCGAGGTGTTATTGAAAGACGCACAAGCCCAGATGCGCGAGTGGAAGCCCTAGGAGGCGAGATGCCCGCAAAATCAAAAGCACAACAGCGCTTAATGGCCGCAGCCGAGCACGGTGCCACATTTCCGAAAGCCGCGAAACTGCGGCAAAGCCTGACGACACAGCAACTCTCCGACTTCGCGTCCGGTTCAATGAAAGGGAAACCCGTTCACGTTCGCAAGACGGCTTCGAGGAAAGGCTACTGAGTGCTCTTCTCTAGCTTGTACACCGCGCGACTCGACGAAGAGATCGGTACGGACGACAACTCAATACTCTTCACCGTCACGCGCCGCAAAGCCGCGGTCAATCAAGGGATGGCGCAGTTCGCCGAACTGACGGAGTGCTTCGAGCGCACCAGCACGATCACCATCATCGGCGGCACGGCCGAATACAACCTCAACTCAGTGACGAACATGCCCTCCTTGGATTTCGTGCGGTTCTCCAAGCAGCAGGTCGAATTTCGGTACGTCGATGCGTCGTCGTTTCTGACGGTGCTCGCAGGCGATGACTTGGTCAGAAGGGACGTCGATTGGCTCAATCGCTATCAGCCGAACTGGCAGGTGTCGACGGTGGCGTCGAATATCATGCAGTGGCCCTCGGTCTACTACGAGCGCATGGACGGTGGCGCGAGGTTCCTCGGCTTCTGGCCAACGCCGTCTACCGGGTCAAGCGCCTCAGCAACAGTCGTGGTGCCCTACCTCGCGCGGCCGACGCCGATGACATCCGACACCAGTGAGCCGTTTCAGGTCGGCGCCTCTCCACGCATTGACTTGCGGGACTATCATCAGGCGCTCGTGCACTTTGCCGCCCATCAGCTCGAAAAGCTCAGGCGGGATGAAGCCGCGAGCGATCGGCAGCTTCAGAAGTTTCTGGGGTATGTGACGCGGTGGCTCCAGAATCACCGGATCAAGGGGGGGCTGAGCCTGACGATGGCGCGGAACTACTTCAAAACCCGGAGCAAAGCGGCGCAGGACCCGCGCGTTTGATTACCGTTATATTCGCTTGCGGCTACCGCCTAGACGTCGATGCCGGTGCCTCGACGGCGCCGGTCTGTCCGACCTGTGGCGAACCTCGCATCAGCCGGACGATCGCTCCGCCGCCGCGCTTTACCGGCTGGTGCAGTGGTCCGACGGCCGAATCCAAGCCGCTCGCGCCTTTACCGTTGTCCCTCGCGACCAAGGAGCCATGATGCCTTACCTCTCCAATCCGCAAGGGCCGTCACCCGTCCAGAAAGCGATTCAGACGCTGAGTTTGCGGATGCCGCCGCGCACCGGAGGCCAGTCGGGCGCCTGGCCCTATCCGCCTGCGTTCTACGGCCCGCAAGCGCAAGGCAGCAGCGCAGGAGGGGCTCCGGGTGGGATGGGCATGGCGCCCAATCCTGCGCCGAATCCGGCGCTCCTCGAAGCGATTAGACGCATGCTGTTCGGCAACGCGCCGATGAACAACTCGATGCCTGCGCCCGGCGCGGCGGGCGGCGCGGCCCCGCTGGCGAATGCTCCAGCTATGCCGCCGTCCGCGCCGATGGGCGGGCGCTTCGGCACGCAGCCGTTACCCACGTCGCCAGCTCTCCCGACACCACCGCCGCGATTTACTGGGGGACAGGGACCACCCGATCAACCCCTCAATCCCTCGGCCCAGCCGACTGGGAACATCGATGACTTCATCCAGAGCCTCTTCGGCCCGCGCTGAGCGTCGATGGCGAAGTCCGCCGCGCGCACCGTTCACGGCACATTACGCAAAACGTATCAGTTGTTGCCGGTCGAAGACCCATCAGGCGGCGTCGACCTGCGCACGTCACCCACGCTCCTCCCGGCCAATCGCGCGAGAACGCTCATCAACTTCAGCCTCGAAGAGCCGGGCGCCCTAGTCGTGCGCCCCGGCTACACCCGCTTTTCGACGACGTCGCTCGGTTCTTCACGCATCCAAGGCGGCGCGAGAATCTACCTCAACACCAACCTCCCCGCAGCCGCCTCGACCATCTTCACCGTCATCGCCTGGGGCGGGGCCGTCTACACGCTCACGGATGCCGGCAACTGGTCGACGACCAATCTCACGACCCTCTCAGCCACGAACGAACTGCACTTCACGGCGGATCGCGATCTCGTCGCCGTGTTTGACGGCTCGACGAATCCCTGGAAGTCGACGAACGGGTCGAACTGGACAAAGATGGGCATCGCAGCGGGCACCGTGGCCTCCACCGCGAGCTCCAAAGCCGGCGGAGGGCTCTCGACCTCGGAGTTCGAATTTAACTACACCTACAAAGACCGGGATCTGGCCGTGGAGAGCAATGGCGCGACGGCGGTCTCCACCGTCAGCCTGAGCTCGACCGGTGCCGTCGAGTTGCAAATTCCCAACACGACGGATCCGCAAGTGGACGCGATTGTCGTCTACGCGCGCAACAAAACGCAGAACGAAAGCGTGCGCCGCAAAGCGACCAGCCTCGCGATGCAATCGACCGCCGCGGGCACGCACTCGACCGTCACGATCACGAGCTCGGCCTGGACCACGGCCGACCCCGAGCCGAGCGATCACGACACGCCGCCTGTGCTTAGTTTCGGGGTGATCTGGAAAAGCCGCTGGTGGGCCCGGAGCGCGACCCGCACGAATCGCATCCATTACACCCAGCTCTTCCAACCACAATCGTGGCCCGCGCTCTTCTTCGTCGATATCCCCTTCGAAAAGGGCGACGTGATTCAGGCGCTCCTGCCGCACGGGGATGCGCTCCTCATTTTCGGCAACACCAAAATCTTCATCATCATCGGCCGATTGTCACTCGATTTCGAAGTCCGGCCGAGTCTCGCGAGCCTTGATGGCGCGGTGGGCCCTCGAGCCGTCACGAACATCGCGCAGGGCATCGTGCACGTGGCGACCTCGGGCGTGTATTTGTTCGACGGCACACACGACCAATTGCTGTCATATGACCTTGACCCCGCGTGGCGGGATCTCGCCAATGCGACGGCCAATGACTTCGCGCGGATGGCCTGTGTCTCCCATCAACGCCGCCAAGAAGTCCGGATTGCCGTGCCGCGGCTCTTTGCGACGGGAACGGACGGCGAATGGGTGCTCGACTTGAATCGGATGCGCATGAATGGCTATCCCACGTGGACAGCGACCGATCGCGCGATTGGGGGCTATATTCCCTGGAATGGTCCGGAAACGGTGGCCGGGAACCGCAATCGTCTCTTGACCTGGAACTCCACCGTCGGGCTGGTGTTCGAAGAAGCGACTGGCACGAGCGCGAACAGCTCGAACATGGCCGCGACCTACGAAGGGCCTGGGCTGACGCTCGGTGTCTATCGGGGGCGCTGGACGGACGTGCGCGGCACCTACGAGCCGCACGCCGGCATGGTCTCGATTGAGCCGATGATCGATGGCGTCTCGCAGGGGATTCAAGCGATTACGATTGGCACGGGACTCGCGCTCTATGGCACCGCCCTTTATGGCACCGCACTCTACGGCGGGGTCGGGCGTCGGCAATGGGTCAAGCAGTTGCCGCTCAATACCGATGGCCGTACGTTTACCCTGAAGCTGAACTACAGCGGGCAGGATCAGTTCCGGCAGTTCTCGTATAGTGTTGGGCTGGTTCCGGAAGTCAAAAGTCGGGATTTTTCCGAATAAACAATGGCTGCTTCTTACCCAACTTCGGCCAAAGTCTTTACCTCGCGCAACGCAGGGGACATTGTCCAGCCTGCCAACATTAACGATCTGCAGGATGAAGTCAACGCGATTGAAGCGGGACTCTTAGGCGGCACGGCGCCGCTGACCTCCTCGAATGCCAGCGTCAATAATCTCTCGGTCGCGAAGAACTCGACCATCGGATCCTCGATCACGATTGGCGCGCTGCCCTACATCTTCCCGTCCGCAGGCGGCTCGACAGGGCAAGTGCTGGCCATCTCCAGCACGAGCGGCTCGACGATGGTGCTCGCCTGGACAACACCGGGCGGCGTCCAGCTCCTCGCGAAAGACTTCACCGAGCTCAGCGTCACCAGTTCCGCAGAAACGTCCGTGTTGAATGCGGGCGCTGGCTATGCGATTTCGAGCGGCACGTTGATCGCGGGGAAGGCGCTGCGCTTCATGATGAACGGCAATATCCTGAACAACAGCGGGAGCACGGGCAAGATCACCCTGAAACTCAAATTAGGCGCGACGACGTTCTATACCGGCGCGTTCGATGTGTCGAACGGCTTCACGACCGATGGGCCGACCGTCGTCAATGCGATGGTGAACGCGAACAACGCTGCGACGAGTCAACGCGCGGTCGCGACGTGGACCGTGCCGGGCAGCAACACCGTCGACGGGGCCAGCACGCAGGCGGGCGCCATGCAGATTGGCAGTCATTCAGCCCTCGCAGAAGACATGCTCGCGGCCAAGACGTTTGATGCGACGGTGCTGTACAACATTTCAGGCGCGTCGGTCGCGTTCAAGCGCTGGGCCGCGACGCTGGAGTTGCTCGGCTAATGGCAAGCCTCGGCTACCTCGACACACTGTTGCAGACGTTAGATCCGACCGTGCGTCAGCCGGTCAAAGATGCGTTCCAGTATGTCATGCGCGAACTGGCGCTGGGCGGCGCGGCGAAAGCCGAGAACTTCGCATGGTTCCAAGTATCAAGCACGACCCACGCGACTGCGAACACCGAGTTCACGATTGTGCACGGGATGGACCACGCGCCGTCCAAGCTGATTCCGGTGTTACCGCTGGATTCGACGACCTCGCAGCTTGTGCCGCTCGCCGTGACGCGGGTGTCGGATGCGACGCGGGTCTATCTCAAAAGCAGTAGCACGGGCGTGCAGTTCCTTGCATATTTAGAATAAGCCGATGACTCACGAGCGCGTCTGTATCGTCGGCACGGCCGGCAGTTGGGTGAAGACACCGTGGACGGATAGCGGCCTCCATGTGCGATCACTGAACGACGCATGGCGAATGAAGGGCTTTGTCCGCGCCGATGCGTGGTATGACCTGCACCCACTCGACAAGTTCCACTTTCCTGAGACGGAGAAAGTCTTCGCGCATACCGTCCCCGTTGGGCACTACTGCCGACCCAAAGGGCACCTCGAGTGGCTTGCCAAGCAGACGATTCCCGTCTGGCTGAATCCGGACTACCTCACCCAGTGTCCCGAGGCGGCGACGTGGCCGCTGGCTCGGCCCTTTCCCAAAGCGGACGTCGAGGCGCACTTCGGCACTTACTTCGCCTCCTCGCCCGGCTGGATGATCGGACAGGCGTTGATGGAAGGCGTGAAGGAGTTGCACATCTACGGTATCCATCTCGCGACAGAGAGCGAATACATCGAACAGCGCCCCAACTTCGAGATGCTCTGCGGCGCGTTGCTCGGTCGGGGCAAGCGCACGATGTCGGTGAAAGACGGGCTCCGGCGCTATGAGAGCGCCGATGGCATGCTCGTGTTGCCGGAAGCCTCGCCCGTGCTGAGCCAGACTTTTCAATATGCGTTTCAGCCGCGGCCGTGCCACGTCGAAGAGCCGATCAAGTGGGAACTGCACAAAGCGCAGATTAAGATTGCGCGCGTCGTCGAAGGGCTCAAGCGCAAGCCGGCATGGTATCCGTGGGTGACGGTGCCGAAGCCCTCAGAAGGGCCGACGGCGCGTGAACGGCTGACGGTGACACAAGCGCAACAGCGACTCGTCGCGCTCGAGGCGCTCGCCGCCGATTGGCAGGATACGCTCGTCCGGTTGCATCAGGAGCACAGTCATGGCTGACACCACGACGCCGACGCCGACAGCAACCTCCTCGGGCTTTGGCGATCAACTCGCCAAAGCCCTGATTGCGCTGGCGGCGGGACTCGGCGGGCGAGCGCTGTCAGGCGTCGGCGGGAATCCGCTGACGCGCGATGTCCCGCCGCAGCTCTCGCAACTCCTGGATCTGTCGGTGGGGCGAACGGCCTATCAGAATCCGTTGTTTCAAGCCACGACGCAGGGCGCCTACTCGATGCTGCCGACGTTCGCGCGACAGGGCACAGCGTTGACGGGTGGGCTGAGCAACGCCATTCCAGCGGCGCCAACAAGCACCAGCGGCGGACCGGGGATTGGCTCTATCGCAGGTCCGGCCGGTCTGGCGGCCTTGGCGGCACTCCTAGGCGGCGGCGGCGGCAGCGGGGCCAGCGGGAATCTCAGCACCATCGCCAATGCGCTCAAAAAGCTCTTCGGGTCAAAACCGGCCACGCCACCGCCGACGTTTCCCCCGTCAAAGCCTCTTAGTCCCGGGCAGTTTCCCAACTTCAACGTGCCTTCGATGGGCGATGTGCCGCCTGGACCGATGAGCCCTGATCAGTTTCCTGGCTTCACCCCACAACCCGATCCGTTCGGCACCGTCAACACGGATTACTTTTTTAACTGGCCGGAAACATCGACCCCCTTCGCACCGTTCGACCCGAGTCTGCTTCCTGGGGGCGGACCCGCAGAAGACAATTCCGGTTGGCCGCGACCATAACCGAGGTCCGTCATGCGTGAAGACCTGCTTCGCGGGGATTGGTTCGGCAACCCGCCCACGACGCTCAGCGACGTGTCGAGCCTCTTCGATCAGGGGCCGGGGCCGAACGTGTCGCCTCCGGAACCGCCCAGCATCACGCCGCAACCCGAGCCGACGGGCGGGCGCTTCGGCACGCAACCGTTGCCGCGCACCAATACGGACCCCTACGCCGGACTCCCGACGCCGCCCGGTTATCACCTCGGACCACAGGGCCAGTTCTTGCCGCCCAATACCATGCTCCCACCGGGCACGACAATCAACGCCGGAAAGCCGATTCAGCCACAGCTAAACGCACTGTTTCCGACCCAGCCGTGGCCAGCAAATTCCCCTTACCGAAACCCGGCGCCCGCCGGTCAGGAAACGTCCCCGTATTACACGCACCCAGCAGCGACGTCGACCGGCGGCGGGGACGACTGGATTGGCTCCGCGCTCAGCCAAGCCCAGTCGACGGACGATCCGGCCTATTGGCGGCGCGTCATCGCCGAAGACAACGGCGCGCATGACCAAGCCTATTGGCAGATGCGCATCGCCCGCGGCGACGGCGCCCTCGCCGTGCGACAGGGACAAATGTCCCGCTACGGCGATCCCTCAGCACAGGGGTCTCAGGGCTATCAGGGTGCATATCAGGCACCGGGCGGTGCCTACAGTGCCACGAATCCCTTCGACGACCCGGCCACGAAGAACTACATCGACTTCCTGAACAGCCGGATTCAACAGCTCCTGCAGCCCTATAACAATCCTGACGCCGGACCCCTGCAGGAGTGGATGCGCAAATATTTCGCCCAGTTACAGGGGCCGACATACACGCCTGCGCAGCAAGGCACGATCCAGACCCAAGCCCTCGACCCGATCGAACAACAACGTCAGGCCGAGCTCAAACATGTCGCCTACACGATGGCGTCGAGGGGGATCACGCCGGGGAGCGGACCCTACCTGCAAGCCGAGCGCGACATCAACTTAAAATACGACCAGATCCGTGCCCAGATTCAGGGCGGGCTGGCGGTCAACGAAATCAATCTCGGGCGGCAGAATCAGGCGCAAGCGGGGAACGTCGGCGGGCAGCTCGCGCAGTTCACGCAGGGGCTCTTTGGGACACAGGAAGCGCGGGCGAATCAAGCGCTCGGCCTTGCGCAGGAGATTCCGAATCTGGCGCAGCAGCGGATCGCGCAGGCCGTCAATCTGCTCCAAGGGTCGAACGTGAACCCGGCGCAACTGCTCCAAGTGCTCCAAGGTTTCCAACAGCAGGGGATCGGACAGAGTAATGCGGACGCAGCGTTCTACGCGCAATTGTTTGCGAGCATCGCGAAGCAATTCGGGCTAGGGTAGGCGCGCATGGGGCAATTCGATCAGCAGCTTGACCCCGAAACCGGCGCGACGACTCTCACGCCGGATGCGAGCCTTGACCCGCTCGCACTCCTCGCGCTTGCGCCGCCGGCTCCTGCACCGACCGCCACGCCCGCCGCCATGCCAGCGCCGATAGGACCGCTCGGCCCTCGAGCCGCGGGCATTCCCTTGCCCATCGCGCCGACGGCCCCGCCACCGCCCGGTCACGTCCAGCAAGCCATCGCCGCTGCGCTCCTTGGACTGGCAGCAGGCCTCGGGCCTCGCTCAGGCTTCGCCCGCGGCATCCCCGGTGGACTGCTGGCTAATGCACAAGCAAATCAGCAACAGCGCGAGGAAGCCTTCAAGAATCAGCAACTCCAGTATCACCAGCAGCAAGAAGAACTCCTGCGGCAGGCGCAGATTGGTGAAATCGCGCGCAAGAACGAAGAAGTCCGTTCGCAGCAACGCGCAAAGACGCTGGAGACGATTGCGAAGACGGTGCCGACGTTTGAAACGAAAGATGAATACGACCGCTTCGTTGATCAGACGGGCAATCTCCTCGTGAACTCAGGCTTTCGTGACCTCAGCCCGACGATGCTCCGGAATCAGTTCCCCTTCCGTCCACCGGACGCCAAAGCCCGAGCTGAAACGGCGCTCAAAAAGTTCTTCGCGAGCCCGTTCACGCAGGATCTCATCAAGCAGAACGGGCCGATGTCGGTTGTGAACTCCAAGCTCGACATGGGTAAAGACGAACAAGGCCGTCAGAATCCATCGATTCCCGTGCTGGAAGCACTGAAACTGACGGGCACTGAGTTTCCGCTCGACATGAACACCTCGATTCCGTTGGAGAAACTGCCGGAAAGCGAACAGCGCATTGTGGCGGCCAAGCAACAGTTTTTGAACGAAACGGGGCGCAAACCGACGAAGGCGGATGATCCCGAAATCTACAAGCGTGCGCGCGAGATGATGAAAAACGAGACCGACGTGGAACTCTCGCGCCAAGTCAAAGAATTGCAGATGCAAGGGATCGAAGCGAGCAATCAACTCAAAAACATCCAACTCGGGCAACAGCCGACATCCGAGCAAGTCGCGATGTATGGCAAACTCTTAGTCGACCACAAGATGTCGCCGAGCCAGATCCAAATCCTCGGTGGCGGTATGGGGCAACAGGGCCGCGCGTTCTTGCGACAAGTGCAGGAAGCCGCACTCAAACAGAATCCAGACTTCAACTTCGAGGAAGCCGAATCCGAGTATCAGCTCACGAAGAGTCCCGCCTTTCAGAACACCGTGCGCTATATGGATAGCACGATTGAATCCATGCCACGTGTACAAGCCGCCGCGAATCGGCTCGCCAATGGCCGCGTTCGTAGCTTCAACGCCTTGCTCAACGCCGGGAAGAATCAAGTCAACAACGTCGATTTGAAGAAATTCAAAACAGACGTGCTTTTCGTCTCTGATGAGATTGCAAAGATCCTGCAAGGCGGTGGAACCGGCAGCGGCACGAGCGATGCGAAGTTACGGCAGGCGAGCGAGATTCTGAGCACCAGCGATTCACCTGCAGCCATCGCTGGGGCACTGGAAGAGGCGACAGCGATGATGGGCAATCGGCGACGCGCGCTCACTCGCGGCACCTACCTTGAACGTGCCGCGCAGCCATCAACAGCCGAACCGAGTCGCTTTACCATCGTGCCGAAACCGGGGCCATGATGCCGATCTTTACCATCACGGATACCAAAACCGGTCGCTCGATAGATGTCCGCGGGGATCGTGCGCCGACGCAAACAGAAGCCGAAGCGCTCTTCGCGCAGCAGCCAGCGCCACGGCCGCGCACGTGGACGGATACCGCCGTTGACCTCTTGCCGGCGGCTGGAGGCACCCTTGGCGGCCTCGTGGGCGGCATCGGTGGGTCAGTGGCTGGAATGGGTGTGGGTGGTGTCCCTGGGGCGGTGGGCGGGGCGAGTCTCGGCGGAGCGGCTGGTGAAGCGGCTCGACAACTGGTCAACCGTGCGCGCGGAGCGGAGGCCCCGACGACAAGCGGACAAGCCCTAACCGACATCGGCCTTCAGGGCGGCGTCCAAGGCGCTCTGGAAGGCGTCGGCGCGGCCGTCTCACCGCTGCTGATCAAAGGCGGACAAGCCGTCTACCGCGGATTCCTGAAGCCATCGCTTGCTGCGAAGAATCTCGCCAAAGCCGATCAGATTGTGCAGACCGCCATCAACGAATCGCTGCCCGTCACGGTCGAAGGTGCGAACAAAACAAAGAAGGTGATTGGCCAACTGCGTTCGGAAGTAGACAGAATCCTCGCGAGCACGCCGGGCGACATCGACATCCACAGCATCGC